TATTATTAGATCTTTCAACCATGCTTTAGCTACACGACGAGGAGTATCAATAGTTTGTGGATCAGCCATATAGTCAAACCCCATTGAATACAAAAATTTACCGTAGTGCTCAGAAGCATTAGTAATCATATTTTCGATTTCCTCAGCTGTACGAGGAGTATTTTCATTTGCTTTTAGAATATACTTCATTTATTATTTATTTAATTGATTTAGAATTGAATTTAATCCTTTTAATTCATTTTTATCAGAATGAGTTGAAATTGAAGTTTGATACTTAGAAATATATTTATTAATAATTTTGTAAAGTTGTTTACTAAAAAATGGTTCTATATATGTTTCAGTAAAAAATTTATGATTTGTTATTTTAACCAAATTACCATTTATTATAACAGAATATTCTTTATCTTCAGTTTGAATATAAATCTTATTTTTATATTCAGATAAAGATGTTAACATTAAGTTTTTTGGATTTGAACATATTTTTATGATAATATTTTTGATAAGTTTTTCTTTTTCATTTAATTCTCTATACCCACTATAATGATTATTGATTTGGATTTTTTTACGCAAATAAAACCATTTTATTTTTTTCATAAAAACTTTTTTATTTTAAATATAAGAACAAAATTTTTGGAATCCTAGTTCTTTAATCAGTAAAAACATCAACTTCTATTGGATCACAACATGGTAATTCATTGATAAATAAAATATCAAATATTTGAAGTGTAGGACATTGATATAAATATATGGGATAAAAACTTCTTACACATTGATTACACGATCATAAGCTGATATATGTAGTCTACTTAATCCTCTTATTTTGTATTTTTTGGTCATTTCCAATATGAAATAAGTTCTCTCATGATATTGATCTTGAGAATCCATTCCAGGCATAATTACAACGTTCTTAAGTGGTATACTAAATGGTTCAACAAAGTCACGGAATATTTCCTTAACATCATCTTCAGTTGAAATAACGAACTTAAATTGATAGTTATCGTGTTCCATAATACGTTTAATGGCTGCAGGAACAATACGTTGTTTTTCAGTCATACCTGAGTTAGATAGCTTTGGTGAGCAATTGATTTGATCTAGTATTTTAAATAAACCATCTTCAATTACAATTGTACCATTTGTTTCTATTTCATTAAATGTACTTAAACGTTTATACCATACTCCTCCATCAATACTAGTACTACTCCATTGCTTTAAGAATTTTGGATTTTCCTTGTCAGCATCTTGCTCTAAGAGATACTTGTGAAAGTTAGTAATAGCTTCTTGATGCCCTTTAATTGTAGGTTCACCACCTGTCCAAATGATATGGATAGTACCATTTTTAATATCTTCATAAATACCCTGCTCTTTCCATTGATCAATTAGGTATTGGAAGTCTTTTTCTTCCCCACGCCATGCCCACTGCGAGAGAGAATCACACGTCCATGTTGCTTTACCTTCAGCATGAAGATCACCTACTATTATTTCACCATCTTCTAATAGTTTTTCTTTAACTATCTGATTCATATGATTTCTGGATAATCCACAACTTAGGTTACATATTCCTAATCTTACAAAATATGATGGTACTCCTGTACTTATTCCTTCTCCTTGCACACTGTAAAAGGCTGAAGAGAGTAGTAAACGGTCTGGTCTAATTTTTGGCATATTTATTTTAATTTATTGTTTGTAAAATCGTAATTATTATCATTTAAATCTTCTTTCTTTTTCCATATAAAGCCACCTGCTGTTTTAGTCTTACCTCTTAATGCTTCAGTCATCTTAATTCCTGTTATTTTTCTTGCTTCAACATACGAAGAATATTCTGCCACTAGTTCTCCTTCTAAATTAAATTGTGCTATTGGTTTTTTTAATTTGTTGTTTCTTTCTGGGGTGAATATTGAGTCTATTCTTATTCCTTTTTTACTTTGGCTTATTTTTTGTCCTGTTTCTTTAGAAATGATTCTTTTATTACGTGATATTTTCATTTTTAATTTAGATTCTTCAGAAAATACTCTACCCATATTAGATATAGACATTTTACGTTTAGTTTCTTCACTTCTAAAACCACCTTTTCCATCTTTTAATTGACAAAATAACATATTTTTCCAGCCTAATAAACCAATATAATATTGTTTCCAATATAATTCACGCTCATCTAGTTCTTCAATATTACATTCTTCAATAATTTCAAATATATGTTTATCATAACCATATTTTAAAATAGATCTAGATATTTTAGGTTGATTATGATTAACCCAATCTTTATATTTTTTCCATCTTTGTTCTATATTAATAGATTGTCCGATGTATATTTTATTAGTTGGGCTTATTATTTTATAAATTCCTGTTTTCATATAGTCGCGTTTCCAATAAATATATAAAAAATTTGGAAAAGCGATGATAATTCAATAGAAATCACTACTAATTAGTAATTTATCTTTCATTTTATGTTTTTTGTTAAAAATATTAGTTTATTTCCTATAAAATCTCCTTCACCCATTCTATATCCTGTTGGTAAATTTTGTTGTAATATTAATTTATATAAATTCATTTTTTGAGGATCATTAAATCCACTTCCTGTTTTGGATGTAGCCATAATAACAAAAATACAATCCTTCGGATATTTGTGTAAAGAATCTTTTACAATATCTGTAACTGTTTTTAGAATTCTAAATAATAATTTAGGATTTGATTTTAAATATTGTTCATCAGTTCCTTCTATATCAAAACCTACAGATATAATTTCCTTATTTTTGTGATTGATAATTGGAGGAAAATTAAATGAAGAGTATATATCTATGGGTGCTTGAGCAAAATTCACATTACCTTTACATTTCTGATGTTCAAATTCAAAATAAAATTTCCCATCATCATTAGTTAATTCATAGTTAAAACTAGAAATATTTTTTAAATCTCCAACTTCGTTAACTATTTCTTCAAATAATTTAACCAATCCAATATTTTCTTTTTTCATTTTATAATATAGTTAAATTTTATATCTCCGTATGTTGTAGTTGATGTCCACATAATTAATTTTCTTTATAAATTGCTGTATTTTTATTGTGCTCCATAAATTCTACTTGAGCTACTTTTACTCTACCACCAGTTTCTTCTTGAATAAAGGTATTTAGTTTTTCGTAAATATATTTAGCAAATTGTTCTGCTCCAGTAGCTTCGATTACTCGTAATTGGATAATTTGATCATCATCCATTAGTCTAAATAAATCTAAACGTGGATCATCTTCTGCTACAATTGTAGTATGATCAAACATATAGTCCATCCAAGCTTTAGGATTCATACCATCAATAGTGCCTTTAGCACGTTTCATACCTCCAAAGTCCCATACCCAATTACGTTCGTCTAATTCACCTTCAAACCATACTCTAAATGATACTCCGTAACCATGTAAGAAGCTACAATGTGTTCCTTCTGCTTTCCATTGACGGAATACACAGCTAAAACCATCAAATAATTTTGTTGATTGAAATTTACCCATTGATAAGATTATTTAATTGTTGATAATTTAATGTTCCAGAATGACGTCGAACTTCTTGTCCGTTTTCTAGAATAATAGTAGTAGGAACACTTCTGATATTATATTTGTCAACAAAAGAAGCATCATAATCTGTATCAATTTTTGTTACAGGAATATTTTTTTCTTGTTTTAACTGCTCAACCATTGGACTCATAGATTGACATGCTGTACACCATCCGGCGCTAAAATAGATAATTTGTTTCATTTTTGTGATATTTTATGTATAATCTTATTTAATGTTATATAATCTTTAATATTATATTTTGAGCATATTTCTTTTTTATTCATTATCTTTAAATCTTTTTCAATTTGCTCTAATTGTTTCCATGCTTTATGTCTAGGTTGTTTAGTTGACCAATCATATGACTTAATAGAAATGTTATTTTCCATTAATATTCTTTTTAATGCGTCTATCCCTATATTTAAATTCTTAGCTGTTTCTTTTAAAGATAAATTTTGGGAAAAATATAATTCATTTAATAATAATAAATCTATTGTTTTCTTTTTTCCTTGTAATATTCCTTTATTTTTATTTTGTATTAATTGTTCTTCATTAGAACGTATTTTAATTTGGTTTTTTTTCAAAATTGAAGTTATAGTATTTATATCACATTTATATTTTTTAGATAAAAATTTTCTAGAATACCCATCAATGTAATCTATGGTTATTTCTTTTATAAAATCCCAAGCATCACTCCATTTATTATCCTTTTTTAAATCAGATATTATATTATCGATTGTTCCTCTATCACAGTTGTATAATTTAGATAATTCATTAGGTTTAAACCCTTCTACAATGTATTTATTTCTTATATCATTATAAAAATCACCCCAAACATCATTTCTTTTATTAAAAATATTTTGGTTATTTTCTTTACAACCAGATCTTCTTAAATTATATATATGTTTTGGATTATTTTTTAAATTTTCATCAATCAATTTATCTTCATATTCATTGGCTTCTTCTCTAGTGTTGAATGTTTTAATTATTTCTTTTTTAAAATTTTCAACACCTTCCAATCTATATAGATTTTTCATAACCTTAGAAGAAGACATATATTTGTCATTTGCTGGGGTTGGGTGAGATCTTGAACCTATATAATATCTTTT